GTTTCCCAGTCACGATCCCAACAAATCCCCCAAAATAGATGGCGATTTACAAGTCCCATGTGGTCAATGTATTGGTTGTCGCTTAGAGCGTTCTCGTCAATGGGCTGTTCGCTGTATGCACGAAGCCCAGCTTCACAAAGATAACTGCTTCATTACCTTAACTTTCTCTCCCGAAGCTCTCGCGGAAAGAAAAAATCCTATGTCTGTTGACGTTCGTGATTTCCAATTATTCATGAAACGTCTGCGCAAAAAATATGGCGAGGGTATTCGCTTCTATCATTGTGGTGAATATGGCGAAAAATCCTCCCGTCCACACTATCACGCTTGCCTTTTCGGCTTCGATTTTGCCGACAAAAGATTGTGGAAAATTACTAACGGTTCTCGCCTCTATACATCTGAGAGTTTATCGGAACTCTGGTCATATGGTTTCTCTACCATTGGTGATGTTACATTTGAAAGTGCCGCGTATGTGGCTCGGTATATCATGAAAAAAATTAATGGTGAACAAGCTGAAAATCATTACTATGATCGTGAAACTGGTGAGGTCATTAATCCTGAATACACAACCATGTCTCGTCGTCCCGGTATTGGTCGCGGCTGGCTTGATAAGTATGTGGCTGACGTGTATCCACATGATTACGTGGTTGTCAATGGAATAAAATGTAAACCCCCAAAATATTACGATGGGGTATTATCCACAGATCGTCCTTACGAATTCGATGAAATAAAAAATAACCGCTTGACACGGGCTGAAAAGCATGTCGATAATAACACACCTGACCGTCTTGACGTTCGGGAAAGAGTATCAAAAGCCCGTCTTAAGTTACTGCCTAAAAATCTCGATTAATTTAACATAGATTATGTGATAATGTATATTCAGTCGTATTTAGAATAACTGAACATTATAGCATAGTCTTTCAACAAAAGAAAGACAAAAAATGCAAAAACTCTACTTTATTTACGATAGCAAATCTGAAACCTATACCGCTCCTACAGTCAACCCCGCACGGGGGCAGGCTATGCGTTCGTTCTCCGATGCGGTGAATACGAACGAAAAAAACATTCTCGCACAACACCCCGAAGATTTCACATTGTTCGAAATAGGGGACTTCGATCCTAAAACTGGGATCATCAAACTCTATGACGCCAAAGTCGCTGTAGCAAACGGCTTGGATGTCAAACTCGTTGGGTAGCTAGTAGGCGGGCTGCTCTATCTGCGTTGTGGGTTACCGCGCAAAAATCAAAAACCCTCTCCCATTCAACCTCTAAGGAGAAAAAAACCAAATGTTCAACGTAATGCAAAAACAAATGCCTTCAATTATGCAACACAGCTTCTCGCAAGTTCCACGGGCTCGCATTCCTCGTTCACAATTTCAACGCAACTATGAAAACAAAGGCACATTTAATGCCGATTATATCGTCCCTATGTATTGGGATGAGGTCTATCCTGGCGATACGGCTCAAATGGATTTCTCCGCTATTATCCGTATGGTCACTCCTGAAACCCCCTTCATGGACAATCTCTACGTCGATTTCTTCTTCTTCTTTGTTCCAAACCGCCTTGTTCAAAATAACTGGCAAAAATTAATGGGTGAACAAGAAAACCCAGACGACACCATCGATTATGCTACGCCTAAGGTCGTTGCTCCTGTTGGTGGTTATGTCGATCCTGCTGACTGGTCTGCTCCAACTGCCGCTCAACTCTCTGGCGCTCTATACGACTATTACGGTTATCCTACACGTGTGGCTGGTTACGAAGCTCATAACTATCTCGCTCGCGGTCACAATCTCATCTATAACAACTGGTTTCGTGACGAAAACTTACAAGACAGTGTCGTCGTCGATAAAGATGACGGCCCTGATAACTATCTTGACTACAAACTGCTTAAACGTGGCAAACGTCATGATTATTTCACATCCTGCTTGCCTTGGCTTCAAAAGGGCGTAGCTGAGGATATTCCTCTCGGATCTTCTGCTCCCGTTCTCGGTATCGGTAAAGGTACTACTTCATGGGGTAACGGCGTTGTTAACGTCTATGAAAGTGGTTCAGGCAATACTACTGTTCCTTATGGTGGTGCTGCTCCCCAAGGTGTTCGCGTCATTGACAGTGGCGCAACTGCTGAACAATTCTATGTTCAAAAAGACCCTAACTCCAATGCTCCTAACATTCGTGTTGACCTGACTGACGCTTCATCTGTCACGATTGGAGCCCTCTATGAATCTTTCGCAATCCAAGATCTACTTCAAACCGATGCCAGAGGAGGCACTCGCTATGTTGAACTCATTAACTCACACTTTGGTGTTACTTCTCCAGATTTCCGTCTTCAGCGTCCTGAGTATCTTGGCGGCGCCTCTATTCCTTTCATTGTATCTCCTCTCGCGCAAACCTCTGAAACTGCTACGACTGAACTTGGTACATTAGCGGCTACTGCGGCCGCTTCTGTCTCTCGCGTTGGTTTCTTCAAATCCTTCGTTGAGCATGGCTATATTCACGGCTTCATGTGTGTCCGTGCTGATCTCACTTATCAACAGGGCTTACATCGTTCACTCTCCCGCGATACGCGCTATGACTTCTACTTCCCTGCTTTGGCTAACCTCGGTGAACAAGAGGTCTATAACAAAGAGATATTCGTTCAAGGTACTTCTGCCGATAATCTCGTATTCGGCTATCAAGAACGCTGGTCTGAACTCCGTTATGGTCGCTCACAAATCTGTGGCCGTATGCGTTCTAATCATCCTATATCGCTTGACATCTGGCATTTATCTGAGGACTTCGATGCACTTCCTGCACTGAATGCTTCATTCATTGAACAAAACACCCCGCTTGAACGCGTGGTTGCTGTAACAACTGAACCTCATTTCAAATTCGATATCTACGGTCGCGGTAAATGGGCACGTCCAATGCCGCTCTATTCCGTCCCTGGCCTAATGAATCGTTTCTAATGTGGCATAGGGACACATGGCGGGGGTTATTCAAAAACATCCCCCATCATATTTACATCAAAGAGGTCAAAAACCCTCTCTGGCATATCCGGTATCTGTTTAATCATCTAACAAAAGGGAAGGGGTCACATGTTAGTTCTTAATCGCCTATGTACTAACTCAACTGGCACGTATGGGGTATTCATCTATGATCGGAAAGTCATCTGTCACACTCTTGAACTCCCTTGGAAGGGCAATCTTAAAAATCAATCATGTATTCCCTTCGGTCAATACACCGTTAAAAAACTCTTTGGGCATCCAAGGCTTGGTAACTCGTTCTTCGTTGATGCCGTCCCTGATCGATCCGGCATTTTAATTCACGCTGGCAACACTATGCGTGACACTCAAGGCTGTATTCTCCCTGGGCTAGATGTATCGGAGCAGGGCGTTCATCACTCTACGCAAGCACTTTTAAGAATGTTTAAATTTTTACCACTTCAAACTCAACTCATCATAAGAGAGGTATAAAATGGATCTACTCATCCAAAATTGGGAACTCATTCAAACTCTTTTATTCGCTATTCTGTCTGGCTTCGCTGCTAAAAAGGCAAAAAAATAATGTTCGGCGCTTTACTATCTGCTGGTGCGTCTATCGCTGGTAGCCTTCTCGGAAGATCATCTGCGAAGGCCACTAATGCTGCAAACGCTGCTGCCGCTAAACAAGCAAATGAATTCACAAAAGAACAAATGCAAAACCGACACCAATGGGAAGTGTCGGATTTAAAGGCGGCTGGCCTTAATCCCGTTCTCTCTGCCGGCGGCACTCCTTCTATTGGTTCATCTGCAAAAGCTGATGTTATTAATCCAATGGATAGCATTTCTCAAGGTGCTAACTCCGCTATGGCCGCTCAACGCTTAGGTGCTGAACTTGATCGCATGCGTGCTGAAACTGCAAATCTTAATGCTGACGAAAAACTCAAATATGCGAATGCAAAAGCAGCAGAAGCAATGGCGAAAAATCAAAATATGCTTGCTGGCCTTGCTGGTGCTCAAACTCAGGGTGTTATATCTGATAATAATAAAAAGGCTGTTATCGGTGATGTCTATCAGTCTATCGCTGATCCAGTCCAAGGTGCACTTTCATCTGCAAAATCTGTTCATAAAAATTTTAAGGATTCTTTCACTAAAAATGGCTGGTTGGGTAATCCTAAAAAATTCATAAAAGGTATTGCTAATACATATCACAAAAAATTCTTCAAAAATTAACTTTACGAAAGGCAAAACAAATGGTAAAAAACTCAAATGATCCAACTCGTTCAAACAATCAATCAGAAGTTGGCAAACTTCGTTCTGTATCTAGCGTCGATAGCAACGCTATTGGGGTACGTTCTCCTCGCCAGCGCTGCCGTGTTGTATCTCCTGTTGATACTGTAAGCTTAACCAAACAAGCTGACGCTTCTCGCGCAAACATTCACTCCATCTTGGATAAGTATAAAAAAACCGGTCACCTGCCTATGCGGGTGGCACAACCATTAGAGGGTGATATACCCGCTGTGGAATCCTTTCATCAGGCTATGAATATCGTCGCGTCTGCTCATCAGGCATTCGATGCACTTCCTGCACTGAATGCTTCATTCATTGAACAAAACACCCCGCTTGAACGCGTGGTT